CCCGTCAGTGACTGCATTGTTACCTTCGTAGCTTCCGAACTTGGAGTAGCCTTCGACTGAGTGCCAAACCCACGCTACGTGTTCTACTGAACTTTCATTGCTTCGTGCTGCGTATGATCCGGCTGCACCTAGACTGATTAAAGTAGCAGAAGGTGTTGTACTGTTCATGGGAAGCGTCTTAGTTACTTCCGCAGCAGTAGTGTGTGTTACAAGGAAACTCTCATCGTCAGTAGTCAGGTTCTTGTGCCATGCAAGATGCTCAACACCTGTCCTATTCTTGAATAGAATAAACTCAGGGGCAGAGGTTAGGCCATGTCCTATGGTGGCGTTAGAACCTGTCCCTGTGTAGGTTATTATTGAGAACCCGGCAGTGGTATTAGCGGATGTAGAAGTCGTGTGAATAGAGCCTTCTGTGTTGGATGCTCCAGAACCGTTAGCCAACCACTGCCAAGCTACATAGTCTTCACTTGAAGTATTAACTTTCACGTTAGAACCGACAGTAAAGCCATCGGCATCAAAGGTTGACAGACTTTCAGTGTCGGTAGCTTCTGTTGTAATGGCATTACTGTTCAGAGATTTAGTTACGCCACGAAGCGCATCAAACAACATATGACTATCAGTAGCATCACGGTTCTTAATCCACACAAAGTCAGGCTGGAACGTGGAGTTACCAGATTGATTAACTACCTTACCACCTGAACCAATGGCTGTTCCGTTGCCGGTGTATAGTGTGGTCTGGAAGTTAGCAGACGAATCAACGATTGCAGGGGCCGGGAGGTTGGCTGTGCAGAGGGCTTTGAAGCTTGTCGGTGGTGTGTAGGTAAAACCGCCAGACAGCTGACCGAAGTTTACCGTTATATTTGCGCTCCCATTAAGAGAGACAACAACATAATATTCGACCTCCGCTAGGCTCGTGTATGCCGCGTTTGCGCCTGTGGCTGGATTGCCAGAGGCATACCAAGTATTATCATCTCCCCACCAGATTTTGCCATTATCCATATCGACGGCCATCTGAACAATACCACCAGATGCCGCCGCTCCATAGGATGCCCCAGTATCATTATTTAACTTATAGCCATTCGCCATATTAAGAGCAAAATCACTCGCCTCATATCCCGGTGGATGTTCAATGGCGTCAAATAAACAACCACTGTCTGTTGTTATAATGCCAAACTTTCTATGGTCTGATCCCGCTGCATTAATAGTGATTTCAAAATACCATTTGCCTGTCGTGGGGATAGGCATCGTTGAGCCTCTAGTGCCGGAAGTTGCCCCGGCAAGGCTTATCGTTAAATTACCATCAGTCAAGGCAGGGGCAACATCAGAATCAGCGCCACGATATAAAGGCGAAAGCGTTGGGTAATTGGCTAAACCATTATCAACATCATCTGTCGGGCTATCACGCATACTGTCTGTCGCAGCAAAGTTAGTATCTGTGTAGTCGTTATTCAAGCCAGAAACATCGTTGCCATAATCAGAACTATCAGCAAAGTCCAAGTGACAAGCCTCGCCTGACCATGTAAGCCCTGAGACATCAATAGGAACATCAATACCGTTTGCGTCAAACTCACTAAAGCTAGAGGCATCCAGCTTGTATCCGTCTATATAGATCAAACGGGCAGCATAACCGTTCAGCGCATCCGTTGTGGCCCCCACCTCAGACATCCAAGCAGTAGGATCATTCAAGCCCTCTAAATCTCTATCTGCGCTTGGTGGGTTGTTTGTTGTCCCGAAGTCGGTTATCTCTACCCCATTAATCTCTATTTTACAGCAAGTGTTATCTGTCTGGTTCGCGTCTACACCAACAGTAATATGATACCAAGCATTAACATCTCTATAGACTGCTGTTGTAGTCCTGCTAATCCATGTATTAGCAACGGCATCACTCTCAGCATAGAATGTGAATGTATCCGCAGCGTCAAACGCTAGGTACACGGAGCCGTAAGGCGCAACCCGCCATAGATAGTCTCTTGCGCCGGGAGCGCAACGCTTAATCCACAAGTCCCATGTCATTTTCCGACCAGCGCGACCACTCACAGTCCTTTGAGTACGGGCTGTACCATCATTACGAACGGATTGTTCAAGGACTAGGCCGCTACCGCTACCGCCACCAGCACCAGCAGCACCAGCCCTGACGCTGTCTGAGTTTACAACACTCATTTAGGGAACCTTGTCTTAACTTCTTGGCGTTTGGTTTCTATATCGTCAACAGCCGTTGACCTACTTTCAACAACCTGTTCCCACAAAGCGATAACCATTTCTTTTGGAGTATGCTCGTAGTCCCTGTTACGCAGGGCCACATAGTCATAGTCTGGGTTAGGCTTGGTGGTAGCAGGGTGGTCGATTGTGGTGGCTGCCTTAACTTCAACCTCGCCTTCCATTACAGCCGGGACATCTTCAGTCCAAGCATCTTTATCTGGTAGAGTAGGTGTAGGGTCAATCACCGGGGTTGGTACAAAGTCCTTGGTCGTATGCGACCTGTGAACCTTGCCATCAGCAAAAGTATCTGTTGTACCTGTGGATCGCTTGTCACTAGGCACTCTGTCCTCGTTGAACTTAGCATACCCGATGGCGTTCAGTTCAGCGTCAGACCATATCGTCCAGATTGATTTGGGATACTGGATCATCTCGTCACCGTCACCAACATTAACACCTTTGTTCGTGTTGATAACTTTAACGACTGACCCATCGGGCTTAATCTGTGCAGCTTTACTCATGACAATGTTCCTGTCCATACGCAGTGCAGCGAGGTGGTTGTCCTAGCTATATAATCTATTCGATCCACCGCAGCCGCCGTAGTGGTCAGTGTGGGGGCAGTACCAGCCGGGAAGTCATAGTAAGCACCAAAGGCTAATGTACGGCTTCCAGTACCGTCCTGAGTAATAAAGAAGGAGCCTGAAGTTCCAGCTACAATATTAGTTGGATTATCAAGGGTACGGTTTCCACCAAGAGTGACACTAAAGTGGTTATTAGCACTTAGGTCTACAGAGATATTAGCACCATCACTAAGGGCCGTGATTGAACCTGCTTGTGCTTTGCTAAAGGTCTGGGCCAATGCCAACAGAGGGACCGTGTTGCCCTCGACTGCTATTAGCCCCGCGCTTACACGGGTGATCGTGCTGTCATTTGCGTGGCCAAGCTCAACGCCTGTAAACTGTGGGCTGTCGCCTGTGCCTACCCCAATGGATGTCCGTAAAGTAGTTCCTGATTCCGCCACTGGGTCCGTGGTTCCATCGCCAACAATCATCTCGCTGTTGCCTAAAACTGCCATCGCAGTAATTGCACCAGTGCCAGAACCTAGCAACACGCCACCGTCCGTGAAGGTGGAAGCGCCTGTGCCGCCGTCTCCGACCACGAGGTCGGTAATCCCCGTGATAGTGCCGCCTGTAATTGTCGCACTTGGTGTGGTTATAGCGGTGAAGTAGTCTGAAGCGTCCACAACATTCGTACCGTCATGACGTAGGAACATTGTCTTCCCGTTCGGGATCGTAATGCCGCTGCCTGATGCGCCGATTATCTGGACGGCGCGACTGCCCGTAGTACCATTTCTTATAATATATAGTTTAGCGGATGTTGGAATCACCATGTTTCGCGTTGCGCTCAAGGTCGAACCCCCGGTCAGATTAATGACCATATGTCGGGCTTCATCGTCCGCGCCGTTCGCGGTGGTCAGGGTGTCGTTGCCATCAGAGGCGAACGCCACGTTAACTGTTCCAGAGATCGCTGCCTCCAGCATATCGTACTGGGTATTGGTTGTGGCCCCCCAAGACCCGCTTTGTTCGCCTGTACCAATCTTTTCAATTCGTAACTCTGAGGTATATGTACTCGCCATTACGCGCTCCTACGTGATAATCTCGCCCCAAGAGGGGGATTGTGTTGTGGATATTGCGCCCCAAGAGGGGGATTGTGTTGTGGATATTGCGCCCCAAGAGGGGGATTGTGCGGTATCAAAATCAGTCCATACAAGCTCTTCGCCACTCGCGCTAATTGCTGATACGCCGGTTGGATATACATTTGCCTTAGCTCGTGTAATAACCGCCGTAATAGATGTTGTTCCAACAAAGCCGGTAACCGACAGATTGTTGTTACTGATCGTCGTGGCTGTACCGACTGCTGAAGTCCCGACATTAGTGGCCGCAGAGACATTAGCATCAGCAGTAACCGTCTCGTTGCCCAGAGACGTAGTGGCGACATTAGTGGCCGCAGAAGCATTAGCATCAGCAGTAACCGTCTCGTTGCCCAGAGACGTAGTGGCAACAGCAGGAGTAGTGACTGATGAGGATACATCACCAAAACCCCATGCGGTGCTACCGAAGCCTTTAACTCCCCATGCCATATCATATCATCCATCTCAACTAAGCGATCCTAATGATCGCGTTACTTGCGTCAGCGGCTGGAAAGACGATTGTAAAATCTCCTGCCGTTGATGTCTTATCTGCGCCAAAATCTAACACCAGAATGGCCGCGTCACTTGCGTGGCTATCATTAAAAAGAAGAGCGCCCCGTGCCGTAATAGTGGCGGAGGACCATGTCTCGTCCGCAAAATCGGTTAACGCGGTGGTGCCGGATAGCGTGGGCGTCACATTAGTCAAAGCCCCGCCTTTCGCTACATAGTTAGTGCCTGAGACCTCGTTGCTTGTTGTATACGCTGTGGTCGCTGCACTTAACGTAGCAGAGCTTGTATATAGAGCCGCTCTGATCGTATGCTGACCAGTTGTAAGATTGTGTTCCGCCTCCATCAGTTCTTGCTTGAAGGAGGAGCAAAGCGCCTGTGTTATTGCCATGTCAAAGGGTATCCTTTAGTTCAGTTGTTAATTCGGCTCTTAGGGTCGACCGTTCGCTCAACATTGCTTGGCGCATATAGAATATTAGTATCCTACGGATATTTTCACGATATGCCAAGGCTTGAGCTTGAATTGGTTCTGGTGCGTCTTCGCCAATGAAGACGATCTTATCGAGTGCCATCTCAGCCAGTTCTTCAGCGCTATGCCCACGGTTGCTCGTGGTGTGGACCATCACACTGCCAACTTCTGCGTCCATCAGGGGGTTTATCATCACGATACCGCCATCCTAACTTGCCCGGACCTGTATGCGTCTTTACGGTTTTTACCGTCTCCAAGTTCTTTCAACTTGACCAATGCCTCTTTGAATTTCGTATCATAAAGTTGGATCAGGTCCTGATCCCCCTTCATAAACGTATAAGCCTCGACCAAGCAGCCATACAATAAAACTGCCTCGTTCTCGTCGCCCAACCATGTCGTGGAGGCTGTAACGATGCTCTCTGGCTTGTAGAAATACGTCAGAACCGTGGACAACCCCGCATCAGGCGTCGGAGACAACACGAACGTGTCCTCATCCCACAGCGCGTAATAGCGAGGCTCTGCTTCAGTGGCGATAGCCGGGTAGGCTTCGCGTAAGAAGTTCACATCCTTGTTCATAAGATGCACGTAGTTGCCGCTTGCATCAACCACAGCCAGTGAGAACACCGATATGAAGTCAGTCGGCGTACTCAGGAACCTGTTTGATGCCGTCAGGGTGCCTGACTGCGTCTTGCGTAGGGCTGGGAGCTGCACCATATGGTAGATGCGGTCCTCGACCTGCTTGACGATGTTCGGCAACTCAGCGACGAAGGTAGCCTCGTCGTTCTGAGTATAATCCTGAACCGATTGGATGAGATCAGCGTAATTCATGATCAGACCTTAAAGTTGGTTCCTCTGGTCGCGGCACCAGCGCCTCTGGCTTTCACTGTACTTTGGTTGGTTTTAACCAAGCCGCCGTTCTTTAAGCCTCGGCGTTGCTTGACTTGACCGCCAGCAGCGTAGCCTTTCTTCGATTTCTTCTTATCATCATGTTCTTTCGGTACGATCTTAATAGGCATAGCTATCTCCTAGCTTGTTGTAACAGTTACCGAACCAATACTTATAGTCATCTCCAGACTAGCCGCTGCGCCCACTGGTTTCCAACCAAATAGTGAAACACTGTCAACCCGCGAGTTGTCAGGGCGCGGATCGCGCAATGTTTGCGGATCATAAACCCGGAAACGTCCCAACTGAAGCTGTGGGTGGTCTGGGTCTAAACAAGGCTCACAGACACGAAGTCCGTTGTTCTTTTTATCCTCAAACTCCCACTTAAGAGAGCTAAGGTCGTAGCGGAACCCGCATCGGTCACAAAAGCCAAAGGCATGTTTGCCTGATGCAAATTCCGGGCTACCCATCAGGCCAAGTCCACATCAATAAAGTCTTGTAGAGGCGTGAACACCAGAGACGCTTTCGTGCGATCTTCTGATGCGGCTAACTCGTAAGCCTCTTCGTAAAGGGCTTTTAGTATAGGGATGCGTTGTTCCAGTTCGGGGCGTTTAAGAGCGATATTAAAAGCCAATCCAGCGATCAGCGCCGGGATAAACCGTTCTGGCATGTCTGCGTTGTTCGTGTTCGCCGCACCTAAATCTTCAATACGCCGCACGTACCAATAAACAAAGGTCAAAGTGCTGTCGTTGATCTCAGGATAGACCGTCACCGAGGCGCGGGTCTGCCTGTCCACGTAATAGCTCGTGGGGCGGCTTTCTGTGTTCTTATTAGAGGTCTGGGCGTATGTCGAGACTGACAGGCGGGTAAGGTTATAATCAACCTGTGTGGCTCCTGTGCCGTCCCTGACCACGGCCTCAAGCACATCTATGCAGTCGTCGGCCAATGTATACGTCTTAGTCCCCGCAACCATGGTTAGAGTGGCTTCTGTGACGGTCCAGAGGTTCAGCCCACGGTTTACCCAGTCGAGCAGCATGATGTTCAGGCTACGCCGCGCAGAGCGAAGCTCATAGCCTGTCCGCATCTCAGCACCTGCGCGCTCATACGCCTCCTCGCATATCTGAAGGATATCGAGCTTGAAATCTACTGTGCCGCTGGTTGTGGGTGCTGCCATTTACTTTCTCGCTTTCCCTCTGCGTAGCTGTTCTGACTTATATCCGGACTTAAAAGCCCTATCGATGCCATCCTTGGACGCGCGGCTTGTAGCGTGATCCAACTCCCTCGCGCTCATATCCTTAGCACTCTCTTCTGCGGAAGCGCTTAAGCGGTTGTTGCTGTTAATATCCACTTGTTTAGTGAAGTCAGATTTTCCAGTCTTGCGGTCTGACACCTTCACTTCTAGGGGCGTATTGCTCTTTTTCATCAGCCTATCTTCCTTCTTTTCCGAGCCAAGTTACCCGCCTTAGACATCACACGAGTATTGCCCGACGAATTGTTACGTGGGTTGTTGTCCTTATGGTCGATATCCTTGCCATCACCAACTCGTACCTTGCCAACCTTCTCGGCATCGTAACGGGCGCGGTGTCGGGCATTGTTATCCTTCAGATGCTTCTTATGGTAGTCCTGATATTCAGCTTTGTAATTACGTTTCTTTTTCATCAGAATTTCCAAATAACATCAATAATCACAATCCGCGACATTAGCTTGTCTCCACTTGGAGCCGATGTGCCGGAAGTCATTTTAGCTAATTGCATTAGACACCTTATGTTTAGGGAATTTCTGGTTGTTCTAGTTCTACCCAGCTTAATGTATTTTCATCCCAATCCCACAGACCGTCTTCTGGCAAAGCAGTAGGAGCTTGCCAATCGTCATTAGAATCTAACGCCCAACTAGCATATGGCTGAGGCGATATAAATTTGTCTTTATCACTATCGTAAAACATTCCTTCGCCAGCGTATCGCTTACGCATATTGTTGTTATAAGATGTTTGTTTCCAAGTACCGCCAGAGAAGTTGGCGCACCAATTCTCACCGTCAGCCTCATGGGCATCGTCAATTACACAAACACGAAGCACGATATTATTGCTATCTAATTCTGCAAAATGAGCCATTTATATCATCCTTATTTAAGCTTGGAATTGATAACGGATAATAACTATGCCAGAACCACCCGCTTTTCCAGTACCAGACGTATATGGTCCACCTCCACCGCCGCCGCCTGTGTTGACAGTTCCGGCAGTTGCATTATCTGTTTGGTTAATACCACCGTTACCGCCGCCGCCAACACCACCACTCGCAACAACTCCACTGCCGGAAGCAAAGTTCCCTCCGCCACCGCCGCCAGCGTAGACAGTAGGAACAGGAGAACCTGAAATAGCTGATGTAAGACCAGCACCACCACTACCTGCTATATAGAGGCTTACATAATCAGTACCAACTGCACTAGCACCGCCACCGCCACCTCCACCAAAATAAGTGGTATCTCCGCCATCGTAGCCAGAAATACCGGATGTTCGCGCCGCTCTTGTTGTATTGTAAGCACCTCCGCCACTAGAGCCACCACTTCCCTGTCCCGCTTTACTGTACCATGAAGCACCGCTCATGCCGCCACTTGCTGTTATCCCCAAAGCCGACGATGCAACACCGGGTGTAGACAACACTGTTTGGGCAGATGTACCTTCGTTATCTCCACCCGCGCCACCAGCCCCCACAACTACAGAATAAGTTTGGACTGTTACTGTTATTCCGGTTTCATTAGCCTGACCACCACCTGAGTTTTCAGAAGCGTAACTATTACGGACTGCACCGCCGCCACCTCCACCGCCCATTATAGCGCCACCGCCTCCGCCTCCTCCAACAATCAAGTAATCTACAACAGCATCACCAGCAGTTGTAATTTCAAAGTTTCCATTGGCTGTGAAAGTATGGACTTTAAAACTACCATCGGTAGTAATCGTACCACCCGTAGCCACGGTATAGATCGTAGCCACGCTTCCGCTGATTCCGCCAGCACTACTTAGCCCGCCGTAGCCACCTGAAATGTCTGACCCACCGATACTCATTAGGCCGCCAGTTTCTTAATATCCTGTAATGTACATGAAAGTTCCATGATTAGCTCCCACTACCAGATTGTACAATGCGAAGCGTGATACTCCCGCTGGTAAAGGCCGAGATAGCCAGCCGAATAGCCGCAGGGGGATTGGTGTAATTGCCATCAAAGTTAGCCGTCTTAGCAGTCACAGTACCGTGTGCATATATCGTGGCATCATCTTCTAAAAATCCCTGTGCTAAGACATTATTAAACGTATGCTCAACTCCTGCGGTTCCCGCACCCGCTGTGGTAATGTCCAGACCCATACCTACGTTAAAGTCGTTGCCTCGATAATTAAGAAGATACCACTGACTTTCGCAGGTACCGTTAACACCCGCTGTGACTCCAGTTGCATCATGTGTACTTGTGATAGAAGTAACTGTTGCGAAGTTCTTAGTTCCTACAACGACAGTAGCATTTGGACCAGTGATGGCCTCAGTTAGAGCGTTGCCGTACCGATCAGTACCTACAATAGTGAATGTCGCCGCCGACTCATTAGAGGTGCAGGTGATTGTAACGTGCTGGGGTTGGGTGAGCGTAGTTACTCCATCAAGCTGGAGAACCCAAGGGGTTGTAATGCTTTCGGTGGTCGAGATGTAATCAACATCATTAGCTTGCGGGGTAAGAGTGATGGCTTTCGGTTTAGACATCTTTATATCCTCTTCAAATGTGAGTAAGACTACTTCTTTACAGGGGTAGCCTTCTTGTTGGGTTTAGATTTAGCTGCCTTCTTGGATTTCAGGACAGGGGCTTCAGATTGACCGTTACCCACCATCCTGATCCAATTAGTCGCGGCCTCGCGACCACTGAAGGTTTTCACCAGCGTTTCTTCATCTGGACCGCCGACTACCTCGACAGTCCATTTACCCCCAACCATAGTTAAGTTGGTTTGCATGATTAACGCTCGTTCGCAACGAAGATGTAATCGAAGTCCGAAGTATCAGCAGCAGCGGAGCCATTAAGCAGCCCGAAACCCACAGCCAGTTCATCGGCGGGGACATCAATACTGGTCATGGTATCGACCAGTACGTCATCGGCGTAGCACTTGATTGACGAAACGCCGTCCCAATATGCGGCCAAAGTGATGAAAGTGTTATCGGCCACAGTAGCGAGAGTCGCGCTATCGGAGTCTGTGGTGTCGTCGTCATTGTTGAAGTACACAGCAGCGGCACCGTCAACGCTCTCGAACTGGAAGCGCGTGGTGGCGTCTTGCGGTGTGGTGTCTGTGGAGTGCAGACCAACAATCCAGTCGCTCTGGATTGCGTTGCCAATACTCACACGAGTTTTCAGGAAAGCCTTCTTGCCGTCAACCAGCTTAAAGGTTTCAGAAATCCACTCCGCGAAGATACCGTCGTGTTGGTTTGCTGCCGGGGTGTTACGAGCCAAGCCACCGTCTGCGTCAGGAACGGTGATGGCAGAAGTACCTGCTCCAGCAGAAGTAGCTGTCAGGGTCCACTGCGCGGCAATCGGAGTGGTGTCGAAATCATCGAAGAAGACGTGATACTTGGTGGGGTCGAGCATCCCAAACTCATACAGGGGATTACCGGATGTGACGTTTGATACGCCGCCAGTGAAATGTGTAGGCATTGAATAGTTCTCCTATGTAAACCAGAGACGACATGAGGTCGGCTCCATCAAATGCAAGAACACAGTGTATGAGCATTGGTCAGAGAATACTAGTAAAAAGAGCCGGACCCGAAGGTCCGGCGAGTTTAACAGGGAGGTTGCGCCTCTCCCTAGAGGCGCAGATCAACACTTAACATAAAAAAGGGGAGCCGTGAAGCTCCCCTTTTCATTAGCTTATAGCCTTCGGTTAAGCAGAACCGGGGCTACCAAACAGTCCGAGGTAATCGGAAACGCCGAAACTATAGCGTTCGCGAGCCTTGTACCGAACATTACCGCTATCAAAATCTCCATCCATCGATGTAGACATTGCAACACGGTTGAAGTACTTCGGTCCATTAGGAACGTCAGTTTTCAGGAACCAAGCGTTGGTATCCGTCAGATAGTGATTGACGCAGTAGCCATCACGAACGGTGCTGTTATGCACAATCGCGTTGACATCGTTGTCAGCCACACCCGTCCGGAACTGAGAGTTCAGGATACGAGTAGCAACGAACTGCAAGTTGGTCGGGATGACCAGCTTGACAGGCTGCGCTGCGATCTTCAGGCCACGTTCGTCTGTCCAGTTGCTGATCTGGATGGTAGCGTCTTCGAGAGACGTTTCATTCAAGTCAGTAGCTGTTGCAGGACGGTTAGAGAGGTTCGCGCCGCTCACAATACTATGTGAAGTCGAGAACAACTGGTCGCCGTCACCGGACAGGTAACCTGTGGTAGCCGTAAAGCCCGTATTGAACGGCACCATGGATTTAACCTGTTTGGTGTAGTTCATGGCGCGAGCCAGAGCTTTGGTGTACCGGGAAGAAAGACTATCGTACAGATTATCTTCCATCGCTTCTTCAGTGATGGAGAAACCCATAGCAATCGTCTCGTGGTCATAACGCTGAGAGAAGCTCTCCTGCGCCGTGTCGTAAGAAAGGCTTCCGCCCTCTTTCTTCACAGGTGCAGCGCCGAAACCGGAGAGTTTTGTCTCCTCCTCAAAAGATCGATCTGAGCTTTCTTGGTCGTAGATTTCGGTGTGTTCGTCAGCGTATTTGTCGTACTCAAGGCCAAACAGGGCATTTAGACCCGGAAGGAGTTCCTTGAGCAATTGGGCGCGTGAAATTGAAGCCATTAGTCAAATCCTTCCTTATTAAGAGCCAAGTGCTAAATTATATTGATGAATATCTGCATTCCACATGACAAGCACGTCAGTGAAATCATCCCCAACAGAACTATCAGGGCCATCAACAAAATCAATAATACGCATTGGAAGTGTATTGGTTGTAGCAATGTTGCCGCCGTCAAGCGCCAAGATTGATTTGCCAATGTTTGTGTTTCCAGCGGCGTAAGTGATTATATCGCAGTTATTACCAAGGCCGGTCTGGGCGATGGCTGCATCACCTTGGACTTGAAATATCTGACGAGGATCATCCGCAACGTGAGCCAAAATGTCCGTAGCAACTGTGGAAGCGGTCCACATCTGGGAGAACAGTTTGTAGTTGAGGTTGGGGTCCGTGAAGCTGCAACCCTGAAACACGCCGATTGGGCGAGTAGAGGATGTTGCTGTGTCGAGTTCGATAGTTCCGGTTGCGGCGAGTTCCGCGACATCACCATAAAATATGCTGGTGCCGTAAGAGTTCGTCACTTTGAGTTGACGGAATGAACCATTTTCATAGCCGCCAAGTCGATTAACCGGAACGAAACCATAAGGGGCTGCTGTAGCTGCCATCTTATTTGCTCCTGTATTAGGTTAGAACCAATGCAAACGCGCCTTAGCGTTTGCGACCAGCGCCAAACGATACAGTGGAGTTTCTTTCTGTTTCCAGAAGGGGCATCCTTGGATCGTTTTCGCGCATAAAGTTTTGATCCACACTTGCCGCCTGATCCGAGGCCATACCTGCGTAGTAGTTTGCGCGAGCTTGCATTTGCTCAGTCAAACACTTACACAACATAAGCCCACCAATAACAACGTTGTCTTTAAACGCCGTGTTGGTGTCCGACATGATCATCAATTCGGGATGATCTTCGGCTAAACAAGGCTCCCAACCTTCACGATACCTCATAGAAACGTTTCTGTTGTCGTCTTCACCCAGCATTGCTGTGCGAACCCAACGGAACTCGTATCCGTCTTGAGGCGTAGGGTCGGGCAGATTAGAGGGTGGCAAATAGTGTGTCACCCGTTCTTCTGTCTCGCGTGTCTCTTCTTCTCGCCCTTTCGAGGCGGTGCGCGTATCTTCAGCCATTAAGTTGCTCCTTTGCGACCTGAGCGGCGTATTGTTTGTTCGATAACCCAAGGCGCTTTGCGAGAGCGACTTGAGTGGCGGTTAGCTGCACTTTGCGCGGGGGTTTACCGCCCCGTGACGGACCACCAACCGGTGGTTTTTTCCTCGGATTGTTCGCAGCAGAAGTATTAACTTCCGTACCACCTTGGTCACTTTCCGAGAACCGATCAGGGAATACTGTCCGCATTCCTTGGTCAATCTTTGTATAGTACTCTTCATCAGTGGCCGGGTTCAACCCCTGATGTACTAATTTCTGGTGCAAGCCCACTGCGTACCCCGTCATGTCTTCGCTTCCACTCGCGTGGAACCAAGCATTATTACGGAGCCAACTGGCCGCTCTGGCGTCCTGCTGGGGCAGTGGTGCATTCAATTGCTGCTGCGGTTGCTGCTGCTGCTGCTGTTGCTGTTGCTGGGGCGCTGGGCGATTAAACCGGACACTTACCCGCTCGGCTTGGAGCCGGGACAACGTCTGCTGGGCTTCTACCAGCGCGTCCGTGTCGCCGCCCTCATAGGCTTCTTTAAACTCAGACTTAGCTTTTTCCAGTTCTGCGTCTGTCCGGGCGTCAAACTGCTCGGTGAGAACTTTATTGCTGTTATCAAGGCTCTGCTTGAGTGCCTGATTGTCGCCAGCGACCTGTTCGGCGTAGCGTGTAGCCTCTTCAGCTTGGCGCTGGGCAGCTTCTTTGGAGCGGCGCTCCTCATGAAACTCGAACTTAACGGCTTTTATACGTTTCTGAGCATTCTCGGAGTAATCTTTAATCTCCTGCTCAAACTCGTCGCCATCCACGTCCATGCGATCTGCGGCGGGTCTAGCTTCTCGGATGTCTTCTTCCGGGGTGTCATCAAGGACTTCAATCTCAAGATCGTCGTCATCTGGCTCCGGAAGTCCTTCAGGCTCTTCAAACTGGGCGTTAGTGTCTGCGTTCATCATATCCGTGAAACTCCTCTTGGGTCATCGACCACGGCCTGAACCGTATCATCGTTGATGATCCGGAACTCTTCGCCTTTAACCTTAAAGCGCACACCCTTGTAGGCACCAATGAGGACAAAATCACCTTCTTGGCACCAAGGCGTGTCGCCAAAGCGGTCTGTGTCGTTATAGCACTGGTCGCCCATCTTCAGGACTAGGCCAAGCACTGTAGAGACCTGCTCAAGCTGCCGGGTGCTGTCGGCCTTAATGATGCCACCTTCGGTGACTTCTTCGACATCCGGAATAGCGATAAGAATACGCCAGCCTTTGGGCTGTGGTATTTTGTTCTCATCGATTTCCTCTTTTGGCTTGGCTGTTGGTCCCAGACCAACAAGTGCAGGTGTTTTGATCTGTTCGATCTTGGCTGATTTAGTCATGTGTCAAGCTTTTCCCGTTCTTCGATCTCATCAAGAATGTCCAGTATGCATCTCTCTGCTATAGCTAGACCTTTGATGACGCCAGCTTGCCCTGCGTATTCGATTGCTATCATGTCGGCGCTTTCACTCGACAGACAACCCCCTGTAGCAACAACATCCGCGATCTCATTCATCTCACGACGAATACGTTCTTGGATGGTAGCTAAAATATTATCGGCCAATGTTCATTCCTTCAAGTGTTTTCTTCATTTTCGTCCGACTTTTGTACAACCTTTGAATTAGAACTGAACATACCCATGAACTTTCCGGCCATGTTCTGAGTGTCCCGTATCCGTTCATTTGCAAGGCGTTCCTCCTCTAACTCCGCAGATTTATCGTTGCGTTTGAGGTTAACGCCTTCACGCATCTCGGCTTGCGCGTTTTGTCCGGCAATACGGTCACGTTCGATCTGATCGTCGGCAAGGCTTTGGGCAACATCAACACCCAGTCGCGCCCCAGCTTGCTTCTCTTGGGACTTGATACGGGCCAACTCGATTTCCAAACGCTTGAGTTCGATCTCTTTGTCGAGCTTGTCGCTGGCAACACCAATACCGATCTTGGTGCCTTCGATCTTCTCCTTGGAGGCCAACTGCTCTTTGCCCAACATGGAGCGGAGTTTGTCGGCCATGCCTTTGCGCTGGACCTCGGCCTTCTTGGTTTCCATCTCGGCCTTCTGGATTTGAAGGACGGGATCGTTCTGTGCCTGAGCGTTCTTCTGTGCCTGAGCCTCGGCCTTGTCTTTCTTGAGCAGCTTGTCGGATGCATCGGCCACCAGCTTGGACAACATGACTTCAGTCTCGGCTGGGAGGTCTGCATCGTGTTCGGGCATCGGAACGCCCAACTGTTTCTCTATTTCACGACGATACTGGAAGGCCACATGCTCTTGGATGTGCGCCGCAGCCGCAGCCATGATTGCTTTAGCGGCGGGGGTCTGGCCCATAATCTCAATGATCTTAGGGTCTTCAGCCGCTGATATATGAACTTTGATATGGCTCTCGTGATCCTGATGTACGTGCGCCTTGACTGGTTTCCCGGTCATCAGGGCCATATTTTCGGCCACTGGGTCTTTCGGCTTCATCTCATCATCCATCGGGATGATCTTATCTGCGTTCTCAATCCCCATAACCTCAATCATCTGCCTGTGCAGTTCTTTCAGGTCATAGATGTGCGGCGCGGTGGCGGATAGCTGATGCACTGCTTGGTGCTGCATAATCCGGTGCGCCATCGTGGAGGCATTTGGGTTGGACACGGGGATGATATCTACCCGATCATCGTAATCTTTGGCCCGTGTCGCGCCATCCTCGACATCATACTCGTATTCAGCCGGGGCGTGGTCGCGCACCAGATTGGCGATCAGCTTGAACTCTTTACGCATCGACGCATGGATACGGGCTTGAACACCGCTCATAACCTTCATGCCACGCTCCAAAAGAGCCAAGGTGGTGCCAACAGGCGCTTGGGAGTTCATATCTGATATTTTTAGGTCCGCAATTGAAGCAATCGCTCGACCTTCTTCGACAATACTCCCCAGCAACTGGTAAAGAACATTGGAGGGTTCTTTATAGGGTACAAAAGCAATGTTATCCTTGATGGAGCCGCCGGGGACATCGACATCACGGAACTCGCCGGGTCTCAGAGGGGAATTATCACCCTTAATGCGGAGGCCACGGGATTTAAGTCCGGCGGGGAGGTTAGATAGTGTGCCAGCGTCCACAAGCTGGCGAAGGATGCTAGTAGCAGACTTAGCGATACCACCAAGGAGGTGAACAAGGCCAATCCCATAAAATCCAAGGCCCGGCAGATAGGGGTAGTGAATAAAGAACTCGTTTTTAAGCTTAAGATCATCATCTTCATCCCAATTCCTGTAAATACCAAGAATAATGTCGCTGCCCTTGTCGATTGTGATGAGATAAGGGAGCGCAATGCCTGTAGGCTCTCCATCTTCGTCCAAATCCTCGTATCCGGGGATATCATACTCGACGTGCATCTCCAGAAGGCTGTGACGGTCGTCTTTTTCGGCTTTAGGGGCTTCTCCGGCGGCTTTTGCCTCTTTTGTATCTACGTCCGTGTACTCCATTGTGGGTTTCGGGACATCAGTCATGCGGTATTGGCCGGAATACTGCGCTTTTAGGAGGTCGTTGGGGTACATCTTCATGACGTGGGTCATGCGGTTGCATGATGTGAGGTCTGTGGTGCCATAGTTGACCACAAAATCGTCGGCCATGATGAAACGCGCCACCTGACGGCCCAGCGCTGGGTCAAAATAGACCTTCTTAAAGATTGACCCGCCAATAGCTAGATGGAACAGCGCCTGTTCGTGTTCTTGGCGGTATTCGGTCATTATTTCGGTGCATTGGTAGTTCATATCCTTGCGGACACGTTTGGACTGCTTCTCTCTTTCGCGATCCGCCTTGCCAGCTATCCTAGTCATGACAGGTCCAGATGCCGGAAACGTCTCATTCATGGCATCGGCTTGGAACTTGATCACGGCTTCGGTCAAAATAGGGTGGAACACGCCACTCGCGCCAGCCCATGGCTGAGAGCGGTTCTCAATGTTGAGGCCCATCAGGGATATGCCTTTGATATAGGCTTTCTCCCACGGGTCGCGGGTCTCTCTGTCGTCTTTATACGCCTGAACAAGCTCATCGGAGATGCCTGTAAGCACTTCGTCTGTGAGTTTGTCGGCTAGGTTCTCGCTATGCTCGTCCTCGCCGCCCTCCTCATCCCCGTTGGGGTCGAAGTCTACGACGACAGAGCCGTCCTCGTTCATTTCCTCTTCGGCCAACTCGTATTCGAGTTCTTCGCCGAGCGGTTCAAGCTCAATCTCCGGTCCTTCCTCAACAAGGAGGTCGTTCGGGTTAAGCGCTTTATCTATGTTGGTTGCCATGCAGCCCCCTAATAATATTCATATGATTTGGCCGGAAGAACTTGTAT